AGATCAAGCGAGATTTAATGTTAGAGAAACAACTAACGGTGCACTCATTCCAATTACAGATACTAATGTTGGAGCAGGTTTTGCTGGACAAATAAGTCAAGGTGCAGCATTTACTCCGTATGTAGATCCAAATACAGAAACAGTTCAGGCAGCGGTTGACGCTGCAAATGCAACCATTGCACAATTAAACTCAAGCCTTACTCCAGTTGTTGCTCAAAATACAACTAATACAACCAACAAAAACAATATTGGTAGCACAAACTTTTTTACTAATACTTTAACTTTAGCGGCATCAACAAAAACCTCTCTTCAATCAATATTAGATACTAAGGAAGCAGAATTAAACTTTGCAATTAGTTTAATTTCCGAGGTTGTTGTGGTTCCAGAACCTCAACCTTCTCCTCAGCCTCAACCAGAGCCAATCGTTGTGGTTCCAGAACCTCAACCTTCTCCTCAGCCTCAACCAGAGCCAATCTTTGAAGGAGTTCCTGATTTTCAACCAATACTTGTTGAACCGCCTGTTGAAACCGTTCTTGACGTTCCTGTTGAAGAAGAGATACAGCCAACCCCAGAACTTGAGACTGTTCTTGAGCCAGAACCAGAAGTCGATCTTGAGCCTGTTCTAGTGCCTGAATTAACTCTTGATGATTCACTTGAAACCTCCTTAGAAGAACAAGAGTCTATATTAAGTGATCTTATGGATAATGGCGAATTATCAGAATCTAATGCAGAAGCGATAGTTGATTTATTGATGTTGGATGGCAGAGTTACTGAAGCCGAAGCGACTGCCTTGATTGAAACTTTTACAGATGGTGGCGCTTTAACTGGAGCAGAAGAGGATTTAATCCTTGATGCTCTTTCAGCCGATGGTGAGATTACTCAAACTGAAGTAAACAATCTTTCCGAGACTCTTTCTGAAGATGGGCAATTTACTGAAGCAGAAAGAGAATTAGTTGCAGAAGCCTTAATAGAGTCTGCAGGTGAAGAAGCAGTTACCGCTGAGGCAATTGAAGAAGCAGGACTAACTTATGAAGATTTACCAGCAGAAACTCCTGTTGAGGTTCGCCAAGATGAAAATGGTAATGAAGTTATAATTACTGCAGAAGTAGCAGCGGCACTTACTGTACTAGAAAGTCCTGCTGAATTTATTGGTGCAATATTTGATGATCCAGGACAAGCATTAACAGCCGTACTAAATATTGGTGCTGACATGTCTACTGAAGAGCGAGAAGAGTCAGAGAAGATTATTGTTGCATCAGTAATTGCGGGACAAGCCGCTATTAATGCAGCAACAATGGCAGCAACAGGTGCAGCAACAACTGCTGCAGTTAGTGCAGCAGGAACTGCAACAGGGGGAACAACACCAACAAGTGGTGGAGGTGCTGGCGGTCCTGCCGCTGGCAATGACAAACCAAAGAGAACGGTTAGGAGACGTAAGCCGTGAAGATATTAAAAGATATGGTTGACCAACTCTGGACACTACTTGGCATGTTTATTGCCTGGGTAGTTTTAGACGGAAGTGCAAAAACCATAGTCGGATATGCAATTGTTGGAACTTTAATTGCATGGGCAGTTACGTATCCACTGCGTAATCGAGAAGATTAAGGGATTATTTGTTCTTGAGGTTGGGCACTTTGTAAGGAGATGTATGGATAAGAAAGCACTAGAAGCCGCAGCAGGTACGTACCTACGTGCAGCAGCAGCAGCAGTTGCCGCTTTGTATATGAGCGGTATTACAGACCCAAAGACTTTAGCAAATGCTTTTCTTGCAGGTCTTCTCGGCCCATTAGCCAAAGCATTAAATCCAAAGGATGCGTCCTACGGATTTGGCGCTAAGAAGTAACTTCAAGAAAGGTACATAAGTCGGATGACCAACAATATGATAATCACTGTCTTTGCAACGGTTGGAATAATAACCGCAGCCCTATTAGGGCTTCGTCAATTAGTTGAACCTTATAAAGAAAAGGCAGACTTATTTATGAGTTGGTTTGAAGATTTTAAACGAGATTGGTCTGGAGAAGAGGAGTCTCCAGGCCGAGATCGTGTTCCAGGAGTTATGGAGAGATTAAATCGCCTAGACGGAGAACTTTCCAGTAATGGCGGAAGTTCAACAAAAGATGTAGTAAATAAAATGTATGACAACCAGGGAGTCCTAATGGAGGCCTTTGTTGAAATGGGAGAGCGCCTAATTAGCATTGAAGAACACTTATCAGTTAGCAAGTCTAAAGAACCTCTTTAAGAGATGATATACCTATGAGTATGCAGACCCCAAACGATCCAAACCCATTTGCTATAGCAGGTAGGTTTTTGGCTAGCAAGTACAAAGAGGGGGCACGTTCTCAACGTGACTCTGATCAAATGAACTTAACTCAAACAACTCTAGCAATGCATGCGGCTCAACATGAAGCAACAACTAGAAGCACCGCTCAACAAGCACGTCTTGCTGAGAGGTCTGCAAAAGCAGGGCACGGAAGAACAATGCACTTTGCAGAGAGCGTCCATGGCTTTGCACAACCAGGAACACAAGTATCTGTAAAGTATGGAGATGCGTCTGCAAGTTATACCTCTAAAATGCCAACTCCTACTGCTGTTTCAAAACCAGGAAGAGTTCCTGTTAAGAAAGTAAGAGGCGGAAAGAAAGTTCCGTAATGGCTGGTGCAATAGACAGAGGCCATCAGTCCTATAATGATTTTAACTCTGGTGCTGAATCAAAACAAGCGCCGCTATCTGCAATTGATAAAAAGATTTTAAACTTTGCTATGAAAGTTTCAAGGAATCCAGCAATAAAGACTCATGGTCAGATACTACGTAATTTTGGTATGTACCCACCTGAGTTCTGGACTCGTGCTCAAAACCTGTCAGATCACCCAGAGGTTGACCCACAATCTAAGGAACAACTGTCTAGGATATTTTCTGAACCATCACGTCCAGGACCAATGACTGGTGGAGCACCTGTAAACGTTTATGGTAAACAGTTTTCTCATGGAGTGGAGTGGTAATGAATTGTGTTAATTGTGACAGACGAGCAATGTTTGAGTATAAAATTTCAAAAGTAGAATCTATTTTGTATTGTGGTAAGTGTTTGCCTTCCTTTTTAAATGAACGTAAAAAAGCAGGGTTGTTAACTATTACCGAAGAGTACAAGGAAGATCAAACATCAGCACTTGCGGCTTTAAAACCTGCAACTACTGAATCCGTTGAAGCACCAAAGAAGAAGGCTGCATCTAAAAAGTCGGAAAAATAAATGAAGTTAATTCGTAAGTTTGCAGTGCAGGGCCATGCCATTCCAAAGTCTTCTCATGCTCCTAGGGGTCCATTTCCTCCAGAAGTTTTAGCGGGACCACAAATGGAGCAGGACCTTGAACATGCTGATTCTTTACATGTGGCATTAGATGATGTTAGGTTTTTTAAATGTAAAGATTGTGAACGTATTCTAGAAGAGTTAGAGTTAGAAGAGCATCAATGTGATGAGTGGGATGATTAAACCCTGACATTTTACCTATCTTCTTGGATACTTACTTTTAAGGGTCCCCTAAGCGCATGGGGAAAATAAACCTCTCTAGAGAAAGAAGAAAAAATGGCAGTAAATAACAACGGTAATCTTTTAGATACCGCAGGTGAAGTCGCTATTGACTTCGTATGGGGAAACTTCCCTATTCAACCAAACGATGCTCGTCCAGATGCAGCAAGTGCAACTCTTTCGACAACAGTCACCACAAGAGTAGCGGGTCGTCTAGCCCCAACATTAAATGACCACATCAACGCTCTTTCAGGTTGGAATGGTTATCCACAATATACACCAAACACAGCAGGCGAAGATGTAGCAGGTTCAGTTGACTACGTACTTGTACCTTCAGTAATTGGTCTTACAACAGCACTTGCAACTGATGCAATGAAGGACGCAACACTTGTTCCTACAACTGCATCAGCAGCATCAAACGCTGCTAAGACAGCAACCGCAATTGCTCGTACTGCTGGAAGCACAACTATCACAGTAACAGCAACATCCCACGGATTCTCAGTTGGTCAGAAGGTTGTTATTGCTAACTCAGGCAGTGCAACAGCAAACGGCACATACACCGTTGCAACTTCAAGCACCAACTCATTTACTGCAACAGGTACAAACACTGATGTTCTTGCACTTACAGGACTATCAGCAACTGTTGTTGGTCTTGAAGGAACTATCAAGACTCAATCAGTTGCAGCAGGTGCAAACACCATCTCAGCAGGTGCAGCAGTAACAATTACACCATTCGCAGCAGCATCTTAATCGGAGTCTAAATAGACAAATGGCACGTATTGCAGGTGGAGGAGCGGCTCGTCGTAATAGACGGGCTGCTCTTCCTTCTGCTCAAGAATTATTAGGAGCGTTTTACGGTTTAGGCTCTAAACAAACCGCAGGAATTTCTAAGATAACAGGATCAGGCGCCAGTATGTTTGCTGGTCTACCGACAGCAAGTTCTGTTGGTGAATTTAGTGAGTTTATATCTTTAACTAAAGCAAATGACACAATGCGTTATTACACTGGCACAAAAAAAGTTGCAAACTTAGCGGGAGAAGCATTAGCCCCAAATCTTGATAGTGATGTTTATTATGTAGACAAAGATGGAAACTTTGTTGATAGGTCTGTTTATCGCCAGTCTTACGATGTTGATGAGGACACAGGTGAGTTGATTGTCCCTGGTGAAAGAGGACCTCAATTTGGAGAGTCCGACGCCCCTGCTCCCATAACAGTTGTTCCAACTAGTACCTCTGATCCAGCACGGCCACGTACCGTCGCCGCAGGCTACGACAGTACCCGTGAGGTTATTACAGTTGTGTTTAGAGATGGAACCTTCTACAATTACTACGAATGTTCGGCAGGAGATTGGCAAAAGTTTAAGTCTGTAGTTTCTAAGGGCCAGTACATCTATACGTTTCTAGATTACAAACCTCGTGGCGCTGCGGATGTCTCTAGTTTATCTGCAAATGCTAGAAAAACTTTCTACAGGTTTACTCGTGCTGCTCAATTAAACTATGGAGGACGTCCGCCTAAGAAAAGGAAATAATGCCCAAGGTACATAAAGTTGGACCAAAACATTTCGTACAATTAACAAATTTTCCTTTTAAATGGGGTTTTAAGTTCTTTGTTCGTGGTTGGACTCAAGAGATTGAGTACCCATTTCGCACATCTACTCCCTTTATAGTACGCTTGCCACGATATAGAGCGTTAGTGTTTGGAAAGTGGACTGGTACAAGAGATGAAGAAGAAGCATTAACCATGGCCCTAGGAAAGCGGGAAGTAACCTACGATGATTTTACGGAAGAAGCAGGATGGACACCAGCCCCAGACTCGGATCGAGAAGCGGGTGGCAACAATCGCTACTCCAGATTTGATTTCATGGATGGAGCAGTCGATGTATACGATTGGAAAACACATTACAATCTGGCAAAGACAACAGAGTGAAGCAGATCTTGATGAAATATTAATGGGAGCAGAAGCCTTCCATGCAATTGCTAAAGAGTTAAAGCGTAGATCTAAGTCTGTGCTATGATTAACTGTCTTACTCTCTTACAGGTCAGGCGTTAACCCATCCTTGGTGATGGGTTTCGCTGTTTAATAAGGACATAATGGAATCTAAATACGACAAAGATAAATTTGAAGAAATCAGTCCTGAGTTTTATCAGGCTGAAGAAAAACCTGTAGAAGATCCTGTAGAAGATTTACTTGATGAGTTATCGCAAAAATTTGTAGATACATTAATAGATAAGATGATGGACTTTTTAAAGGTTCTTGTCGGGCATGATTTACATGCTTATCAGAAACCTCTAGCCCGTCGTATTATGGAATCAGTAATTATCAACGACGGTGAAGAAGTAACTGCTCTTGCTTCACGTCAGTCTGGTAAGTCTGAAACCGTTGCTGACACTGTAGCCACACTGATGATTCTCTTACCTCGTCTTGCTAAATTATATCCTGATTTACTAGGTAAGTTTAAAGATGGAGTTTGGGTTGGATTGTTTGCCCCAACTGAATCTCAGGCCGAAACGTTGTTTGGTCGTGCTGTAACTCGTTTAACATCTGAAAGAGCCGTAGATATTATGGGCGATGTTGAGATTGACGATTCTGCAGTTCGTGTTGGCGGTGTAACTAGACAATTAAAATTAAAGAAATCAGGTTCAACAATAACCATGATGACTGCAAACCCAAGAGCAAAGATTGAGTCTAAGTCTTTTCATTTGATTGTTGTAGATGAGTGTCAAGAAGCAGACGACTTTGTAGTTTCTAAGTCTATTTCTCCTATGCTTGCATATTACGCAGGAACCATGGTTAAGACAGGAACTCCCACTACAAGTAAAAATAACTTTTACAGATCTATTCAATTAAATCGCAGACGTCAAACTACTAAAGGTAACAGACAAAATCATTTTCAATGGGATTGGAAAGATGTAGCAAAATTTAATCCAAACTACGAAAAGTTTATTCGTAAAGAGATGTTGCGTATCGGAGAAGAATCTGATGAGTTTCAAATGTCTTATAACTGTAAGTGGCTTTTAGAAAGAGGAATGTTTGTTACCTCTTCAATTATGGATGACTTAGGCGACACGTCTCAAGAACTTGTCAAGGTATGGCACAAGACCCCAGTTGTTGTTGGTATTGACCCTGCTCGTAAAACTGACAGTACAGTTGTTACTGTTGTCTGGGTTGATTGGGATCGTCCTGATGAGTTTGGTTATTTTGATCATCGAATTCTTAACTGGTTAGAAATGCAAGGAGATGATTGGGAAGAGCAGTATTATCAAATAGTAAACTTCTTAAGTAACTATGATGTACTTGCTGTTGGTGTAGACGCTAACGGTGTGGGAGATGCTGTAGCCCAGCGTTTAAAACTTTTATTACCAAGAGCAGAGGTTATGTCTCTAACTTCTAGCCCATCTGAACAATCAAAACGATGGAAACACCTACAAGCATTAATTCAACGTAAGATGATTGCGTGGCCCTCTCATGCAAAAACTAGGCGCCTACGTACATGGAAACGGTTTTATCAACAGATGGTTGATGCAGAAGTACAGTATAAAGGTCCAAATTTTCTTGTAGCAGCCCCCGATGAATCCTACGCACATGACGATTTTGTAGATTCTTTATCCATTGCTTGTTCCTTAACCCAAGACTTAGTAATGCCAGAAGTAGTAGCCTCTAGCAATCCTTTTTTCTAGTTAAACAACAATTTAGACCAAAAAGGGTGGAAACTATTACCAAGGAAAAGGCCTTTCCCAATTCAATCCTTAAGGAGTCATAAATGACAATATCACCAGCACCTCGCTTCCCAGAGCGTGCACCACAGGTTTATGAGCGCAAGGGTGCAGATAATGCAACTCGCCGTGGACCACTACGTTTTGAAGAGGGTGTCGCAACTGATACCGATATTCCAAACGATTTTCAATTAGGAATGCAACAAGGTTCAGCCGTCGCTGCAGGTCGTCCAAATCGAAATGCACCAGTATGGCAAAAGCCTGCTGCAGAAACACTTGCTGAACGTGCTCACGTAGGTTCTGCATCATGGACAGAAGCACCAACATTTCTTGGTGAGTTTGCTCATGGAACAATGAACGACTACTCAGCAGCACAGATTGAGACAGTTGCTCGTTCAGGTGGACGGACTCAACGTCAGTCCCCAACAGTCGTAAACGACTAAGTTACTTATTAACACCCAACTCCGTTCATACTATAAGGTATGAGCGGAGATTGGTCATCTACGGAGGAGACGTAAATGCGTAAGCCTGCTAACCCAAAACTGTATGCGATGTTTGTTGCTCAAGCACGAGCAAAATATTCTAACTATCCAAATCCTGGAGCATCGGCATGGGTAAGTAAAAAGTATCAACAAGCAGGCGGACAGTATGTTGAAACAACTGAAGCAAGTCGTCGGGCAAATATGGCTAAGAAAAAACAAGAGAACGCAAAAAATAAAGAACGTGAAAGTAACAAAGACACAAAGAATTCTAAAAAAGAAAAAGATAAAGGCAAGAAGTAATGTCATTTTTGGACTTTAGTCCGCCGTCATATAGAGCGGCATCATCTGACTTAACTATTTCTATTTCTCCACTTGGATTAGTAGAACTTGCTGACGAAGAATTTGAAGTTCATGGTCCTCGCCTAAACCGTTATTCATTAAATTGGGCAATGTATCTAGGTCACCATTGGGGGTACCGTCGTGAGCAAGGCGAAATGCAAATCGCTGTTAACTACTATCGGGCGTTTAATGATTATCTTTCCCGTTTTACTTTTGGTCGTGGGGTTCATTATAGGTCTCCGAAAGCGACTGAAGCGATTGTACCTGACAGGTTGGAACGGGTTTGGACGGTAGATAATGACAAGATGCGTGTCCTACTTGAAATGGGACAGCAAGGCGGAATTACAGGAGATTGTTTTGTTAAAGTAGCATACGAAGAACCTTGGACAGACTCTGCAGGATTATTACATCCTGGTCGTGTTCGTATTCTTCCTATGAACTCCTCTTTCTGTTTTCCAGAATTTCATCCACATGATAGAAATAGACTTTTAAGATTTAAACAAAAATATCGTTTCTGGGGTACATCTCTAGAAGGTACTCGTCAAGTATTTACTTATACTGAAATTCTTACTGATGACATTATTGAAGAGTACGTAAATGATGAACTAATTGATTCACGTCCAAATCCTTTGGGCGTAATTCCTGTAGTTCATATTCCTAATGTTCCTGTTTCAGGATCACCGTGGGGTCTCTCGGACGCACACGACATCATCACTATAAACCGTGCATACAACGAAATTAGCACTGATGTTGCAGACATCATTAACTACCACGCATCACCAGTAACGGTAATCGTGGGTGCTAAAGCCTCTAACTTAGAAAAAGGCGCTAAGAAGGTTTGGGGCGGTCTTCCAAAAGATGCTCAAGTCTTCAACTTAGAAGGTGGTGCACAAGGTATAGACGGAGCCTTAAAGTACCTAGAACTATTAAAGCGATCAATGCATGAACTCATGAACATTCCAGAAACCGCACTGGGACAAGTTCAACCAATTTCAAATACTTCTGGCGTTGCTCTTTCTATTCAATACCAACCATTGATGAATCGTTACTCACAAAAAGTTGCACAATATGGTAAGGGTTTAGAAAAGATAAACGAATTAGTAATGAAGACTCTTGCAGTTAAAGAACCACAGACATTTATTTATAATCCAGATGAAGATGGACCAATCAAAGAAGGTCAGTATCCACAACTAGATCCTAACGATCCTGTTACCTATATTAACTATGCACAGTTTCCACAACCTCTACCTCTTGATAAACTAATTGTTCTTAATGAACTTCAAACTAAATTGGGTATGGGACTTGAGTCTAAAGAGGGTGCATTACGTCAACTTGGTGAAGAATTCCCTGAAGAGAAGTTGCAAGAAATTCGTAAAGAACTCATGGCCGATGCTGAGGCTGATGGTGCTCTACAACTTATAAAAATTCAAATTCAAAAACAGATTATGGACATGACTGGCATGATGCCAGGACCTGATGGAAACAGCGCTATTCCAATGCAGCCCACCGTTATAGGTGATGGAGACATGATGGGTGATGGAATGCAGGGCCCTCAAGACGCTGATAATCCTTTAAATCCAGCCAGTCAAGAAACAAAAGGCATGGAAGTTGAAGCAGAGGCTGAGATAAGAAACAAACTTGTCACTGACGCTTATGGAACAAAAATTCCACAAAGAAGAACAGTAGACAGGGATTAATTAAAATTCTGATGTAAAATCAGATTTTACCGAGACATATGCATTTTAATAGAATGCAATTATCTCGTTAAAAACCAGTGATACGCCGAAAGGCATTCGGACAACGACCCAAGAAAGATAAGTGATAACTATGGAAAATACAGTAGAAACCGCTGATCTATTGTCACCAGAAATTCTGGCAGCAATACCAGCACAAGAAAATCCAAGTGAGGTAGGTTCTGTGTATAGCGCAGAAGACATTGCTAAGGCTCGTGAACAAGAGAAAGCAAAGTTATACCCTCAAATGGAAAAGATGAAAGAAGAACTTTCATCTTTAAAGAAGGCTCGTGAAGAACAAGCCGCTAAAGAAGCAGAACGTGAACAACGTAATGCTGAAGAGTTAGTTCGCAAAGAAGCACAGAAGAAAGAAGAAGAGGAATCTGAACTTTCTTTTAAAGACCTCCTAAAAAAGAAGGAGCAAGAATTTCAGGCTCAACTAGAGGCTGAACGTCTTGAAAGAGAACGTGCCTTTGCTCTATTAGAACAGGAACGTAAGTTCCAAGAAGTTATGAATTATCGTCAACAAAGAGTTGAACAAGAGCGGGACAATATTGTTCCTGAATTGATTGACTTGATTGACGGCAACAGTGCGGATGAAGTAGAGCAGAGCATCGCAATGTTGAAAGAAAAATCTGCTCGAATTTTGTCATCTGCTCAACAAGCAATGCAAAGCGCAAGACAACAAATGGCAGGAACTAGAATTACTAATCCTGCCGCAGGACCCCTCGATAATGATTCGGAACAAAAATCGTACTCACCTGATTCGATCAGGGAAATGTCATTGGCGGATTATGCGAAACAAAGAGCCAAACTACTTGGCACAGCAGCCAGCAATCGTGGTCAGGGACTGTTCGGTTAATCCCAAACAACTACTAAGAAAGGACTTGACCTAAATGGCAAGTGCAATTACAGGTACAGGGCAACTCGCAGGAGCCCCAACCGCATACTCAGGCTCAAATACAAGCCTGAGCCAAGCAATTCAAACAATCTGGTCGAAAGAAATTTTGTTCCAGGCAATGCCAATTCTTCGTTTCGAACAATTCGCAGTTAAGAAGACTGAACTAGGTGTAGCACCTGGTCTTCGTGTGAACTTTCTTCGTTACAAGAACTTCGCAGTAGATCCAACTCCTCTAACAGAAGGTGTTCGTATGACTACGAATGCACTTACTGCAGAGCAAATTGCAATCACAGTAGCAGAACACGGTTATGCCGTTGCTGTTTCTGAATTGCTACTTAATGCATCATTCGATGATGTAATGGCTTCAGCATCTCGTCTTCTAGGACGCCAAATGGCGCAATACCTAGATGTACAAGCACGTAACACTCTGTCTGCAGCAACTTCTGCAGTGTTCGGTTATGACCGTTCATCAGTACAAGGTGTTAATGACTGGTACAACGAAGGTACAGTAGCAACACAAATGTCAGACCTTGATGGTAACTACAAGTTATCAACTGGTGCTGTAAAGGATGCTGCTCTTACCCTTGCTGGTAAGAACATCCCTCGTTTAGGCGAGACATATGTACAGTTCGTACACCCAAAGCAGTCCCGTGATATTCGTTCGAACCCAGAGTTCATCGAAGTTACAAAGTACGCTGCTCCAGGTAACTTCATGTTAGGTGAAATCGGTCGTCTATACGACGTAGTATTCATCGAAACAACACAGGTTAAGAAGTTGGCAGTTAACGCTGCTTACACAACTTCAACTTCTGTTGGTCTTCCAGCATCTCAGATTGAGGTTCCTGTTAAGGCTAACACTGCTCCAGGAAGTGGTGGAAACCCAGAGTCTGCAGATTACACAGCAGAAAAAGGTTATCTAACTACTGCTACTGGCAACGGTGCTGAAGTTTACGAATCAATCATGATTGGTGACAACGCATTTGGTCACGCAATCTCTCTTCCAGTTGAACTTCGTGATGGTGGCGTTCTTGACTTCGGTCGTGAGCACGCTCTTGCTTGGTATGCAATTTGGGGTCTTGGCGTAATTACCGATCAAGCAATTGTTAAGGTTTACACCAACTAATAAATCGCTTTACCTGATGTCTGGGAGCCTTACTCCTTTTTTGGCTCCCAGCCATCACTAACTAATTTAGGAGAATAAACACCGTGGCAAACACACAAACAAGTCCGCTTGATGCAACAGGCAAAGCAGCGGAGCAAGCAGCAAAGAAAAATGCAGAAGCATTAAAAAAGCGTAAAGAAGAAATTTCTATCGCTACTCAACTTGAGGCAGAGAGTCTAGAAAAAGATGTCTTTGATCCTAAAAAACCAGATGCTCCATTAGTACTGGATGAAATCGAGAATGTTGGAGTTTCAACTGCAGGTGACATGGTTGTCATTCGCACAATCACCGACATTGATGATATGAGTTATGGAGTTGGCAATACCTACACCTTTAAAGCAGGTGTTAAGTACAGGGTTCCAAAATCTCTTGCCGATTACCTAGAACAACTAGGTTACATTTGGCGGCCAAACTAAAGACTAGCCGTCGCTAGTAGTCCGACTCTCAACTGGTTCCCGCCCTCCTCCCAGTTGGGAGTTGGACCTTTTTATTTTTGCGCTGAATAAATTCTTAATACACGAGATGATTGGCATAGAATTTTAACGGAGGTTATGTGGCTACGATTGCAAGCCTAGCGGATCGATTACGGTCTGAAATTGGCGATATCCCAAAGTCTTTTGTTTATCAGTTTACCGCTGATGGAACTACTAACCGATACCTAATTCCTTACTCCCCTTTAGATGGATTAAATCTAATAATTAACTTAAACGGAGTAGATGTATCTGATGATGTAGAGGTTGAAGAAGCAACTGGTTATATTGTTTTTGATACGGTGCCTGCTGCAGATGCTGCAATAATTGTTGCTGGAAACTACTTTAGATACTTTACAACAACCGAAGTTCAATCTTACATAAGCACAGCGTTTTTAGAACACTCAGCCTTCCACACCGATGCCTACGGTCGCAGTGTTAGTCTGCAGAATATGCCTGCACTTGAAGAGTATCCCGTAGTTATTTACGCATCAACTCTAGCCCTTTATGCATTGGCTAATGATGCTGCTTTTGATATTAACGTCTTTGCTCCAGATGGTGTAACAATTCCAAGGTCTGAACGTTATCAACAATTAATGCAGATGATTGAATCTAGAAAACAACAGTACAAAGAGTTGTGTTCTCAACTTGGTATTGGTCTTTATAAGATTGATGTCTTTAGTTTCCGCAGAATTTCTAAGACCACTAATCACTACGTGCCAATCTTTCAACCACAAGAGATCGACGACCGCTCAGCCGCTACCCGTGTCCACTTGCCTACTCCTACCTATGGCAATGTGGAAACTCCAGTATCAATTGTTACTCAGGACCTCTTTGTCTATGAAGGAGATGCCTACGAGTTTACTATCGTGCTTGATTTTGAAGTCGACACCTATACCGCAAAAGCAGATATTCTAGGAGTAGGTATTCCTGGAGTTATAACAACTTTTACAATTACATTTCCAGTAGTAGGTACGGCAGACGGAGCAGGACTTCGTACTCTAAAATTAGCACTCACTGGAACACAGACACGTATGTTACCTCGAACCTCTTACTATGATGTTCAGTTAACTAAAGACGGAGTCACCCAAACATACGTTAGAGGAAAGATATTTAAGACAGAAGAGGTAACAGAATGAGTCAGTACGTAAGACCAGGAACTACTGTTCCAATTGTAGTAAATGACGTAATCTTAATAACTACACCCTCTGGTACTCAAGACTTTGGAACAAGTAGCGGTGCACTAGAGCCACAGGCGTTAGCGTATGAGCATACTCAAGGATCAGTTAGTGCTTCTTGGGTAATAACTCATAATTTAGGCTTTAAGCCTAACGTTACAGTTGTAGACTCTGCTGGTACAATTTATGAAGGTGAAATAACATACACTAATTTGAACTCACTTACGGTCTCGTTCTCTCAAGCCTTTTCAGGAAAAGCGTATTTATCTTAAGGAGATAATGTAGATGGCCCGTAAGTTTTTAACTCCAATTGATTTAAACAAATTAGAATTACAAAATGCAAGAATACAAAACTTAGCCACTGCTCCAGCAGACCCTACAGTTGGTCAAATTTATTATGACACAGTACTGGGATACTTACGCACTTGGAGCGGTTCTGCATGGCAAGCAGCAGGCACACAAGGAACTACTGGTGCTCAAGGAGCAACTGGTGCTGGTACTCAAGGAGTTCAAGGAACTGTTGGTGCTCAAGGAACAGTAGGTTCTCAAGGAGCAGTCGGTACTCAAGGCACCGAAGGTGCACAAGGAACTGTTGGTGCTCAAGGCACAGTAGGTGCTCAAGGAGCAGTTGGTACTCAAGGTACTGAGGGAACACAGGGAACAGTTGGTTCTCAAGGAGTTCAAGGAACATTAGGTTCTCAAGGTACACAAGGAACTGTTGGTTCTCAGGGCACTCAAGGAACATTAGGAGCGCAAGGAACAGTAGGTTCTCAAGGTACTGATGGTACTCAAGGTACGTTAGGTTCTCAAGGAACTGACGGTGCACAAGGTACTCAAGGAACTGTAGGTTCTCAAGGTGTACAAGGTACTCTTGGAGCACAAGGTGCTGAAGGTTCATTTGGTGGTATTACAGTTGGATACACATTCAGTACTAGCACAACTATGTCAGACCCAGGCGATAATTTTGCTCGTTTTAATAATGCTACATTAGCCTCAGCAACCATTCTTGCATTGGATGATAATCCTTCTGATGGTAACTATGATGTATCTAATTTCTTAACCACTATTGATGATTCAACATCTACAATCAAGGGTCACGTAAAAGTATCTAAGAAAAATGATATTTCTACTTTTGCTCTTTATACAATTTCTGGTGTTACAGATGAATCACCAAATTGGTTTAGTATTAACGTTGCTTATGTTTCTGGTGACGGAACCTTTAGCAATAACGATGAACTTCTATTTACATTTGCTCGTACTGGTGATGCTGGTGCTACTGGTTCTCAAGGAACTCAAGGAACACTGGGTGCTCAAGGAACTGACGGTGCACAAGGTACTCAAGGAACTCTAGGCTCCCAAGGCACAGTAGGTGCACAGGGAACACAGGGAACAGTTGGTTCTCAAGGAACCCAAGGAACTGATGGAGCCCAAGGAGCAGTTGGTTCTCAAGGTACACAAGGAACTGAAGGTGCTCAAGGAGTTCAAGGAACTGTTGGTGCTCAAGGAGTTCAAGGAACTTTAGGTACTCAAGGTACTGATGGAGCCCAAGGCACAGTAGGTGCACAGGGAACTGTTGGTGCACAAGGTGCTGTAGGTACCCAAGGTACTCTTGGTTCTCAAGGTACTGATGGTACTCAAGGTACTCAAGGTACGTTAGGTACTCAAGGTACTGATGGAGCCCAAGGCACAGTAGGTGCTCAAGGCACAGTGGGTTCACAAGGAACTGTTGGTTCTCAAGGAACTGAAGGTGCTCAAGGTACTCAAGGCACAGTAGGTGCACAGGGAACTGTTGGTGCACAAGGTACATCTGGTCTTGATGGAGATAAGTACTCCACAACCTCTACAACATCATTTACATTAGGAACTTCTGGTTCTCAAACAATTACGGTTACAGATCTAGCAGTTGATTACTCTGTTGGTCAAGACATCACTGTTGCATATGATGTAAGTAATATTCAATACGGTACCGTTTCAAGTTATAACCCTGGAACTGGCGCTCTTGCATTTAATAAAACCAGCAAAGTTGGTACTGGAACATACGCTTCATGGACAGTAAATCTATCTGGTGCTGTTGGTGTTGCTGGTGCACAAGGAACTACTGGCGCCCAAGGAACAGAGGGTGCTCAAGGTACCTCTGGTCAACTTGGAACTCACGCAGAGACTATTACTCCAGTATCTCCATATTCAGCAACAACTTTCACAATTACACACAATCTTGGAACACGAGATGTGTTAGTAACTGTACAAGATGCTACTTATAACGAGGTAGTTACTGATGTAATTGCATCAACTACATCTGCTGTAACTATCGGATTTGGAGTGGCTCCACAATCAGGTGAGACATACAGAGTAGTAGTTAAGGCCTAAGTGTGAGTAAACGTCATCTAGTTCCGCTAAACATCTTTGCCTCTACAGCAATTCCTACCCCTAGGAACACTGGAGATGCATTCTTTGATTATTCTAGTGGAAAATTAAAGATTTACAATGGTTCGGCTTGGTTAGAGTTTACTCCGACAGATGCCGCTCTTGCTGAGATCTTTATTGATGGCGGATTATTTGGTACTGCTTCATATGAATTAAATGCCGATGGAGGGTTAGTCGACTCAAATTTTACAGATGAGTATGACGGCGGAGGTGTTTGGAGCACAGCAACTTATCCAGATGGCCCACCTATCGACTTCTATGACGGAGGTATTTTTAGTACTGTTTACACCGCCAGTTTAGATGCTGGCGCTTACAATACTGTGTATACCGCAACGGGAATTGATTCGGGAAATGTTTAATAATAAAAAGTTTGTACTTAGAGACCTAGGAGCCAAATAGTGTCAACATTAAGAATTCAATTAAGAAGAGGTACTGCAGCGCAATGGACTGCTGCTAACCCAACACTGTTTGCAGGTGAAACAGGTTTTGAAACTGACACAGGTAAATTTAAAATTGGTGATGGCTCTACCATATGGAGTTCTCTAAGTTATCAAAATATAAGTGGTGCTCAAGGTACACAGGGTACCCAAGGAGTACAAGGAGTACAGGGAGTACAGGGAATACAAGGTGTACAAGGTGTACAAGGATTACAGGGAGTACAAGGAACATTAGGTGCTCAAGGTACTGTTGGTGCACAAGGAACATTAGGTTCTCAGGGAGCAGTAGGTGCTCAAGGTGCTGTGGGTACTCAAGGAACTCAAGGTACTCAAGGTACTGAGGGAACACAAGGGACACAAGGAACTCAAGGAGTTCAAGGAGTTCAAGGTACGCAAGGAACTCAGGGAACATTGGGTTCTCAAGGAACTCAAGGTACACAAGGAACTTTAGGTGCTCAAGGAACGCTTGGTACCCAAGGTGCTACAGGTGCGTTTGGTGGAGAAACTTTTGAGTACAACTACTTAACTAATACCACTGATTCTGATCCTGGTGCTGGAAACTTTAAGTTTAACAATGCAACTTTTTCAAGTGCAACTCACCTCTATATCGATCCTACAGATGCCAACACTGTAAACATCACCTCTTTCTTACAGACAGTTGATGATTCAACATCTTCAATTAAAGGAACTATTAAAGTAACTGATATTACTAATCCTTTAAATTATGCGTTCTTCCAAATTGTTGGCGTACACGATGAAAACGCTGGCGATTATTTTGATGTGCCAGTTGCATACGTATCTGGTCCATTAGCATTATCAAATAATGATAATGTAACAATGACATTTGCTCGTGTCGGTGACAAGGGTGATCAAGGTATTCAAGGTGTACAAGGTGTACAAGGAGTACAAGGAAGTGCTATTCAAGGTACACAAGGTACTGATGGAACTCAGGGAACGCTAGGAACACAGGGTGCAGTTGGTTCTCAAGGTACTCAGGGTGTTCAAGGCACTACAGGTGCAGGCACACAGGGAACTGAGGGTGCTCAAGGAACTGAAGGTTCTCAAGGAACTCTAGGTAGCCAAGGTGTGGCAGGAACTTCTCCTTCAGGAACAGCCTCTGTTGCAGATGTACTAATGCTAGGCGGAATGTAACTAAAGTAGTTCTGTACTACCGTTATGTATCTGGCTGTACTGCGCTGCTTCTTGTAAAAACTTTATAGGTTTGTATGTCTGTGGTTTTACCGTAAACGTATTAAACTTTATTTGATTTTCTTCTTGTTTCATTCTAAAGTTAAAAATGTACCAATCTACGGGGCAATTAATTCCTTTAGATTCAACATCATTTATTACTTTTTCTGCACCACGTCTGCTTACAGCATATCCTGCACATGACCACTGTTGATACGAACGACAGGTGTAGTCTTGGTACACATCGTGCTCTGAAGAATTGTAAGCAAACAAAGAATCATCAGGAACAAAAAATGAAAAGAAATCCCAGATAGGCATAAGTTCACCTATATAAATACTTGCAATATTTTTAAAGTTTCTACTTACCATTATGTCATCTTCAAAAATAATTAATGTGTCATATTTAGATTCTAAAAACTTTTTATATGCCAAGTAATTACTTGCCCAAACTCCTATGACTCCAGATGATGGTGGAAAGGTCTCTCCTGGCTTACAGAAATCGGTAACGGTATTGACTTTAAATTTAGGTGTTTGATTAATAAACTCCTCAGCCTTTTTGGCAGTATCTAAATATACAGTTTCAGAGCCAAGACGA